GCATAGACTTCATCACCCCTCTGTGCATCGGGCCAGCTTGACGCGGGAACGTAGCTGGGGCTTGCGTCGCGCACCTCGGCAATCGTCACCCGCTCAATCGTGGGGTAGATTTCTTTCAGGTCGCCGGAGCCGTCAAAGTATATGCTCTTTGCACGTAGTCCGCGGGCCGCAATCGAGGCCGCGTCCTCAATATAGGCCTTCGCGGGGTCGGGGAGTCCGTCAGTAATACCCCAACCGGCATAGTGACTGACCGCACCCGGGTAGGTGTAAATCTTGCCCTCGTAGGTGTAGATTTTGCCGTTGTAAACGTACTTGACGGCGCTACCGTCCACCGGGCCAATCGGAATCATTAAGTTTTGAATATCGACGGACTCAGCACCGTGGATTTCCTGCTTGTTGTACCAGTTGGGAAGCATGTTCCGGGCCGAGCCGTAAACGTAAAGCCGGTTGGCGATTTCCTCCGGGCTTGCGGCGGTTTTCGTCAGCGCTGTAAGGCCGTGGCCCTTCCCGTATTTGTACGTGTCGCCGTAGCCGTTAAGGCCAGCTCCGCCAATCGTCAAAACGTGCTTTCCGTTCTCAAACGAATAGACGTAGCCAACCTCCGGCCAAATCTCATAGACTTTATCCATTACCCCCTGGAGGGTAACGCCGGAAACGACGAACTCGCGTTCCTCTTGCATGAGGGCCAAAAGTTCGGTAGAGGCCCCCATTTCCTCTGTTGCAAGGCGAACAACCCATGCCCCCGGGTGGAAATTGTCAAGGCACGCCTGCACCCGCTCGGCAATACCGGCCACGTCGTCGAAAACGCTAATGGCGCTCTGCGTGGAAAAATGCACCCGGTTATCGTCATAGACCAAATCGCGGAACGGGCAGATTTCAAGCTCATAGGTCGCGTCGTGCAGTTGTACGTTTTGATACACATACGCGGCCCCGTGAGTCTTGAATCCCGCTTGCTTTTTGACTTGCGGTATGTTGTAAAGGTAGTATCGGAGTCCTGTGCGAGGATAATCCACATAGGAGCCGATACGCCAGCTTATCGGGCTTGGCGAGGCGATTTCCCGGAACGTCAAAACACCGGGCTTCATGTAAGTTCCGGCGAAAGTCGGAGCGCCGTTCGCGATAGGTGCGTTATTCTGGATAATATCAAACCTTGCCATAGCTTAACCCTCCACAATAAATTTGTTTGCGGCGTTGTAAATCATGCTCGTTGCCGGGTCGTTCACTTTCAGCGTCACCTGAAAAAGAATCCTTGTGCAGTTGTTCCAAACGGAGAAAGCCCCGTTTTCCGGGGTAGGGAACTCTTGGAGCCGTACCTGCCGGAATCCGTAACCCGTGTAAGCGTCATAGGTTTTCAAGAATCCCTGCGAGAGAAGATTTTGAAAGGCTCTCACTCCGTTTTTGAGGTCGGCAATCGCCTTTTCTTCCGTTGTGTTCCTTGCGAACATGGCGCACTCCAGCTTGAACGAGAAGGCCTCGTATTTCAAGCCTTCCGGGGCGATATATTCCTCGTCCCCATGCTGGTCTTTCCATTGGTTTTTGAACGGCTCTTTGACTTTGAGCGTCGAAGGATAGTCCTGCGAGCGGACAATCACGGAGTAGTCTTTGAGAATGTCAATGGCGAAGCCGGTTTCAAGCTGGATATAAAACGGCTTATAATCGGATATGGAAGGAACGTACAACATAGCGTCACAATTTTAAGCAATTTGGCCCTATAAGGGCCAAAAAGTATTGAAATGTATTGATTTGAAAGTAATATAACGCGCTTATTGATAGCGAGTTAAAAGACCCAATGGATTTACGCCATTTCAACCCTCACAACGTCGCCGCTTGTGCCAGCCGGGCCGATAACGGAGCGCAGTTCTGCAAGGATAGCATTGGTATCCTGCGCGGCGTTGTAGGTGTTGGCGGCAATCTGCTGGACGTAATCAGCAAGCGAAGGCGTAAGCACCCCGGCCAGCGCCTCGATATTCTCCCAGCCCTTTTCCTGGAGAGCCCGCATCACCGATACGTCTGCCCGGATTGCGTTAAGGTAGGAGGCCAGAAGCGAGGCGGTTTCCTCGGTGATTCCCTTAATACCGTGGCCGAGGGAATTAGCATCGGAGGAGCTTGAACTCTCATCTTCCTCCCGCTTGAAATACGGGTCGAATACGGATAGAATTTTCTCCATTAACGGAGCTGATTCTTTCACGTCCTCCATAGCGGCGGCGATTAGCTTCATGGCCGTATCGTAATCACCCTTTCCGAAAGCGTCTATCACGTCGCCCTTGATAGGTTCAAGGAACTTATCAATTATCGTGGACTGAATTAGCATTTTGGCGTAGGACCGGGCAACATTATCGAGAATGTCAACATAATCAAGCGCAGCATTCCCGGCTTCCACCCATTGATTGACGAGTGCATCAGCGGCGCCACCGGCAATGTCGCCAAAAACATCGTCCATAATGTCCTCGAGGCCATTCATAATGTCCGCGTAATCCTCCGCGTCGTGGATAGCCCTATCCAGCCATTCGCGCTCCGCGTCGGATAGGTCGGCATAGGTATCATTGATAGCTTTAAGGCTTCCTGCGTTCAGGTTTCCGTATTTGTCGTAAAGCTGGAGGCCGAGTCCGTCCGCAAGTTGTTTGAGCGAAGCCATATCATCGGGCAAAAGCTCGCCGTTACGCCAGTTTTCATTGTTCATCCAGCCGAAGAACTTATGCCAAAAGCCGTAATGCTTCGTTGTAAATTGCATATTTTCTGCGCCCTCGGAATACCTATCCATAGACTCGCGGATTTTGTTAAGCTTCTCGACGCGCTCGGCTATTTCCGCCATAGTGTCGGAGCCAAAGAACGAGTTGGCGAACGTAAACTGCCCACGGCCTACGGAACGAGCATCAAGCGCCGCGGCGATAAATGCTTTCTCCGCTTCCTTTTCAGCCTCGTAAAGTTCAAGGACTTTCATATTGGCCGCAATCGTAAAGGCAATCATGCCACCAGCAAAACCAGCGTCTGCGCCGGAAGAAAACACTTTAGAGAGCCAGCCGCCGGCCTTTTCGCTTTTCGCGTATGCGTCGCTCATTTTCGTAAACGCAGAAGTGGCCTCGTTTGCCATGTCTGCAATGCCGGAAATGCCGTCGGCAATGTCGCGTAGGGTGCGGTTATCGGAGGCGACACCGAGCCTCTCCAGCGCATCTGCAAACTTTTGAGCTTTATCGGCGGCCTTCGTTACCTCCTGCGCAATTTTCTTGAAACGCTCCGGGTTTACCGTGTTCGTGAGCTTGGCGTTAGCCAGCTCGGCGAGCTTTTCGTTAAGTTCCTTCAAGAGTTCCGGGTAGTCTTTAAGCATGAGCTTAATATCCTCCGGGACTTCCATGCCCTCCAACGCGGCCTTAATCGCGTCAATCTGCGAAAGCGTCTTGTCGTTCCAGTTGGTAAGGTCAAAGCCCTCCAGCTGTTCCTTCAAAATATCATCGGCATACTCGTTCAGTTTGGAACGAAGGTCGGCCATAGCATTAGCCCTATTCTGCGCCCAAAGGTTCATCAGCTTGCCAATTTCGCGGCCCTGGCCGGTAATATCATCGGAGTATGCGCTCGTTCCGAGTACGGCCATGTTGCGGAATTTCGTGTCATTATCAGCGAGGGCTTTCCGGTACGCCGCGATTGCTTTGCTAATCTTCCCGGCGGAGCCCACGCCGGTTATTTCTTGCGTTTTGTCAGCCCATTTCTCCAGCGCATCAAGGTACTTATTGAGCGCCTTTTCAGCGTCCTCGGCGGCTTTCTTGTCGGCCTTGAACTGCTTTACAAGCTGGGAGGCCGCATCAAGGCCGAGCCGGGCCTCGATTGCGTCTGCGGCCTGCTTACCTTCTTCGCCCTTTCCCTTCAGCTCGGTTATTCGGGTCTTAATCTGGCCTTCAAGGTCTTTGTATTTCGCCTCGTCGCCACCAAACATATCAACAAGAAAAGACGCCGTTTTTTCGCCCTTTATAGGCTCAATCTTTTTGTAAATATCCAGATACTTCTCCAGTAGGGCGATTTTCGCTTTAATGGCGTTTCTTTCCTTTTCTTCGGCCTTCTCGGCGGCGCTTGCGCTACGGCGCGTGCCCTTGTCGTAGTCAACGCCCATAATGGACTTGTAGAGGTCGGTCTGCTCCTTGCGGTCTGCAACAAGCGCGTCCAGCGCCTTCTTTTCGTCAACGGTAATAGAGCTGGATTTCGCCTTATCCCGGATTGCTTTTATATCCTTGTCGATATTCTTAATATCATCAATAATTTCCGGAATCTTATAGAATAGCTCTCCACCATTACCGCCACCGTCAGATGCGGCCACGAGAGCCTCGGCGAAAGAGTCAACCACAGCCTTGCCGTCGTTATATTCCTTGTTGAGCTCCGCAACGCGCTTGCGCAAGTTCTCGATATACTTTGCTGCCCTTACGGGTCCGGTATCACCAGCGCCATAGCTGACAAATCCATTGTCGATTTTCTCAAACAAAGTCGCGGCCTCTTCAAGTTTTCGGAGGTCCTCTTCGGAAGTTACACCGGCAATCATCATCTTTAGGAATCCGGCCTCTTTCGCGTCGAGGTCGAGCTGGTTAACAACTCGCGTCATAGAGAAACGGCCGTTCCTATCGAAGATTTCACCTATTTGCTCGCCGTAAGTCTGGTCCAAAGCGGAACGTGCAGAGGCCACGAAACGAGCCTTTGCCGCATTTTCCACCTTTTCGCGGAGCTTATCGTAAATTTCGGCAAGATTATCGACGGCAACGCCCTCGCCACGGAGCTGCTCTATGTAGTCGCCGTACCGGGACTGAATGGAGCGCACAGCCGTATTGTATTCGTCGGTCCCCTGGGCGGCGAGTTTGAGCTTACCGTAAAGCAAATCAAGTTCGCTAACGCTCTTTGTGAGGTCCGTAGTGTACTTGCTTTGCTCTAAACGGAGGGTTTTTTGTATGTCCGTCATGCTCTCCATTCCGTCCACGACCTTGTAAATGGCATAGCCAACGGTAGTGAGCGCGGCCGCGAGAAGAGCATAGGGGTTTGCGAGAATGGTCTTGTTAAGAATATTCATAACGCCAATCTGCGCGGCCTCTGCGGCCGTAAGTCCGGATACAGCCGCCTCTGCGATAAAGAGCGCGGCTTTATACGCTCCGAACACCGAAACAAGCTCCAGCACGGTTTTACCCACCCTTTCGTAGTGCACAAGTGCCGTGGATATATCGCTAACAACACCCTTGAAGATTCCGCTATTCGACTGGCCGATAGCGGCAAGCATGTTTTCCCAACGGCCCTTTAAAATGTTAATCTGACCGGCGAGCGTCTTTGCCAGAACCTCCTGCATCTGGTAGAACTTGCCGCCCTCGGAGGTCATGCGACGGAACGCCTCCTCCACCATTTCAAAGGGGATTTCGCGCTTCATCATTCGGTCGAAAACGTCACCCAAAGACACGGCCCGCTTTTCGGTTTCGGTAAACATTTTGGAGAGCTCTTCCAAAATCGGCACGCCGTTCTGGGAGAAAGAACGAAGCTGAATACCGCGAAGGAAGCCGGAGGATTTCACATGGCCGTAAGCGAGAATCAGTCGGTCCATAGAAACGCCAACGCCGGAGGCCACGTCGCCGAGCATCTTGGTCGTTTCGAGCAGGGAGCCCTTGTCGATATTGAACGCGGAAAGCTGCTTGGCGTACTTTGCCAATTCGGAGAATCGGTAAGTGGAATCGGAGCTGAAGCGGTAAAGGTCCTCGAAAATCTTGTCTGCGCCGTCAACGTCTTGGAGCATGTTCCGCAGAGCCATGCGCTGCACCTCGAATTGGCCGGTAATATCAATCATCGACTCGAGGAACCGGCGAATACCAACAACAGAGAACGCAACCCCGGTAAGCTGCGACAGCGTGCGGAGGGCGGACTTCATATTGACGTATTCGGCGGTCGTCTTTTTGGCGGCCCCGGTGTGTTTTTCCTGGAGAATACGGGTGCGCTCGACCTCTGTTGCCACTTTCTGCTGTTCAAGAGCGGTCTTGGCAATTTCCTGGGCTGTTTTCGCCTCGGCCTGCCGGACCTTTTCAGCATTGACGAGCTGGGTGGTCGTTTCGTTGTTCAGGCGCTTTTTCAGGTTAAGAATATCCGTGAGCTTTGTGTTGAGTTCCCTCGCCAGCTTCAAGTCATTGTCTATACTCTTTTTGAACTTATCGTCTTTGAGGATAACTTCAAAATCCAAAGATTCAATCGTTCCGGCCATAGTGTTGATTTCTATTTAAAAACCTCGTTCATAGTGACCGGGGCTGTCCCGGCCATTCGCGCGGCTCTCCTTTCAGCGGCCCGGCGATTGGCTTCCTCTTGCCGCGCTATTGCCGGGTCCTTTGGATTGATTTTAAACGGCTTTTTAGGCCCTTTCTTGTCGCCGCCGGTGGATTTATAGCCACGGTACAAAGTGTGCGGCAAATCGGCCTGCATAAGCTCAATTTGGGCGAGCGTTAAGACGCATCGGTAGCCGAAGTTCCGCTCCCAACGGAAGAGCCTCCAGCGGGGCTGTCCGTACCCGGGGAAGTCTTTACAGAAAGCTGCTTCGCACCCAATAGAAGTTCTGCTCGGTATTGCTCTGCTTCGCGTTTCGTCATCTTCATTAAGTCCGTCCTCATATCCAGCGAGTACGCCATAGTCCCGTAATGTGCCATAAGCGGAAGTTTTTTTTTACCTTCTTCCACAATCTGGGCTATCTGCGTTTCGTCGTAACGGAGCGCCAGCCAACGCCACAAAAGCGGGTAAAAAAGCCGAATCTTAATATCGTGGTTAAGAATCATCAGCGCCGCCTCTTTGAAAGCGAAATACGGCTCTTTTGCAAGGTCTTTCAGTACGTCCGCGCCCTTTTCCAGCCGGGCAGCAGCGAGGTCACGCTCAATCCAAATCTGCGTGATTCGCTCAATCGTATAGGGCTTCAGCCAACGAAGCCTGACACTTTTCTTTGTGCCCTTAATCGGTACTACGGACACGGAGTTTTGCTCTATATCCAGATACTCTTTCCTTTGTTCAAGGGTAGGCTGTTTCATGTGTTCTTGGATTTAAAAAGGGGCAGGGCTTTGCACACCCCGCCCCTCGGTTTAGGTTCCGTTACGCCGGTTAAGCAGCGGCCTTCAGCACGGCGAAGTCGCCAACGAGCGCACCCTCCTTCTTGTAGGGGTTCGGGAGAATGAATCCCGTAAAGGTGAGGTAGGCGGGGTTGGTGTTGTCGTCTTTCTTCACGGGGGAAACAATGAGTTTCACGTGAGGGAAGAGGATTGCCGTGTTCTGGGACTCGGACTCCACGAGGATAGAAACCTCGATAGTTTCCGGGGTGGAAAGGAATCCCTTGCCGGTATAGGTCTTTCCGTTGGAGCCGGTGATAGTGCCGGTAGCCACGCCCTCGGTGAAGAAGTATTCAATGAGGGCCTGTGCAACGGAAGGAATGTTGCCGGTCATGCGCCAGTTACCGCCCTTTTCAATGTTCTGGTCGATAACCTTCTGATGCTGGTCGATGCGGATTTCGGAGCTGGAGGGGTCATCAGCGGAAAGGTTGAAAGAGCCCTCGAGCGTGAAAATCTGGTCCGCGTTGGAGAAGTCCATAGCGGCAGAAATGTCTACGCCTGCGGCGTTGTAGGCCAGCAGGGAAAGCGATGCGTTGCCGATATGGAGGTCGTCAAGCATAGCTTGAGTAAGAGTAGCAGTGTTAGCCATAGCTATTTAGATTTTATAAATACTTTGAAATTCAATATCCTTGTGTGAAACCCAAAATCGTCTGCGGTATCGCCGATTACGCGAGGTTTTCCATTGATAAGGAGCGGCTCACTCCAAAGCGG